CCGTACCCGCGCCGTTGAAACACGGAATGTTGCTGATTATCGGCGATATGTACGAAAACCGCACCGATTCGGTGAAACGTCTGCCGACGGCCGCGGAATACCTTTGGAATCCATACCGCGTATTTTCGTTCTAATGAATCCGGGCGATTTCGACCAACGCATCACGATTCAAAACGTGACCGAATCCGTTGATACGTTTGGACAACGCGTCCAATCGTTTTCGACGTTGGCCGTTGTATGGGCGAAGGTCGAAGAAAAACGCGGCGCCGAAGGGGAACAATCAAACCAAATTGTCGCCACGCGGATGGTTGAGTTTTTGATCCGTTACCGCGCGGGTTTAAACGAACGTATGCGCGTCGTTTACCGCGGGAACACCTATATGATCGAATCAATTATTTCGGGCGACGACCGCAAAAACACGTTGCGAATCCATACCAAATTGTCTGACTGATGGCACGCACGTACGTTCATAAAGGTGGCGACACCGCTGGCATTGGTATCGATGGTGCGGAATTGAACCGCGAAATTTCGCGTGTATTGAACGAACTATCGCAATACGCAAAGAATATCGACGCCCGCGATTTGGGCGCACTACAACGCAACGCAATGCGCCTAACGCGCGATGCGATGCGTTCCGAAATCACCAATTCAACCGAAACGATCAAAGTTTACCGCAATGGCGGATTGTATGCGGAAATCGAACCGGGAACATTGAAACGTTCCATTGGTATTGGAAAATCAAAAACCAACGGCCCCGCCCGTTTGTTTTCCGCATACTGGGTCGGCCCACGCGTGAAGGGTGCGTTCAAAGACCCCGAAAAAGGCGGTTGGTTCGCACACTTCATCAATTACGGGAACATCAAATCGGGCAACTATTCCGGTTCAAACCGCGGATTCGCTGATCGCGCCAAATCGCGAACGATGCCATTGGTATTGGCGCAATTCACCGCCAACGCAAAGGCGTACCTCGAACGTGAATTCAACAACGTGGTGAAATGATTGGTAAAGTAATCAAATCCAAGTTCACGACCGACACGAATTTGAATTCGTTGTTCGCTGGTCGTGTGTTCCCGTCCGTTGGCGCACAATCGCAAACGGCGCCGTTTGCCGTTTACGAGGTGATAAATAACACGCCGTCACGATCGAAAGACGCGGATTCGCACATTGACGAGGTCGACGTACGCATCACGTTAATTTCGACGAACTATTCCGACACCGCAAATGGTATCGAATACGTGCGTTCGGCATTCGTACGAATGCGCGAAATTGTTTTGGACGTTGCCGTTCAAAGTTGTAAATTTGAAGGCGAAAGGGATTTGTTTTCGGACGATGAACGTTACTTCGCCAAGCAAGTTGACTTAACCTTTAGAATCATTCGATTATGATCAAAATTCAGTTAGCCAAGGATTGGCAAGTAATGAACGAACGCGTGATTCTTGCGGGTTCATTCGTTATGGTTCCGAACCATACCGCCAAACAATTAGAAAACGCCGGGTACCTCGTCACCGACGAACCCGTCGCAAAACCCGAAAACAAAACCCCTAAAAAACAATAACAATGCCCGCATCTACCGCTATTATGAATGCGACGGACGTATTGATTCAGTTCAGCACGGACGGCACTACTTATGACGAGGTTGGACGTATGACCAACGCCTCGTTGTCAATTTCAATGGAAACCCGCGACACATCAACCAAAGATTCCGCTGGATGGCGTGAACTGCTCGAAGGCCAAAAATCTTGGTCATTGTCGGGCGACGGATTGGTTGTGTACTCACTTACGGGTGCCGACGGATTTTCCGACCTTTACGGATACCTTAACGGCCGCACGAACCTTTACGTCAAGTTTGGTTCAGTTGCAAGCGGTGAAAAGGTGTACTCGGGTCGTGGATTCATTACCTCGCTTGATCAAGAGGCGGGAATGGAAGACAACACCACGTTCTCGTTTTCTTTCGAAGGAACTGGAGCGTTGACCGAGGCCGCTAACGCCTAAAACTAACGGGGGTCGATTTCGACCCCTTTTTTTCCTTTCTTATGGTTGAATACATCGAAACAAACAAAAAGCGTTTTCCCGTACGATTCGGGTTCAACGCATTGCGTGAATTCTCACGCGCAACGGGAATGCCGCTGGCGGCGCTGACGTCGTTGCAAAACGATATAACCCTTGACCAAGCCATCACATTGGTTTGGTGTGGATTTAAAGACGGCGCACGCAAAGAAAAAATGCCGTTCAAAATGGAGGTTGACGACGTCGCCGATTTACTCGACGAGGACGCCACGATTCTTGAAAAGGCATTCGACATTTTCGGTCGACAATTCGCCCCGGAAACGGAAAAAAAATAGACGGCCAAAGCATTGACGGCAACGCCGCGTTTGAACTACCCACGTGGGATTCATTAGAGGCGTATGCGTTTGGTCAAATAGGTTTGTCGCCGTCAAAATTTTACGATATGACCCCGCGCGAGTTTGCTAACACGTCGCGGGGTTATTCGGAAAAACTCGAACAACAATACCGCGCGGACTGGGAACGAGCGCGGTGGGTGGCGTCGGTGACAATCGCCCCACACACGAAAAAGCGATTGAAGCCGACGGAACTTATCAAGTTCCCGTGGGAAAATAAACGGCAAGGCCCGAAGCGCGTGTGGTCACGTGGTGAGGTAATTGCGGCACACAATCAAAAGTTCGGTTCGAAATGAATCTATCCAGTATAAACTTAAGTTTTTTTGCCAATATCGCCCCGTTGGTTACGGGGTTGAATAAGGCGGAACGTGCGCTCGACCGCGCTGGTCGGCAAATGCAAGCGACGGGCAAAAAACTGACGATGCAATTGACGGCACCCATAACCGCGTTGGGTGCCGTTGCCGTTAATACGTTCCAAGCGTTCGAGCAACAAATGGCCGAATTGAAGGCCGTTTCGGGTGCGTCTGCCGAGGAACTCAAGCGGTTGTCGGACAATGCCAAATTGTTGGGCGGAACGACGATATTCACCGCCAAAGAGGTTGGCGCGTTGCAAACCGAATTCGCACGTTTGGGTTTCTCGGCCGCCGAAATTGAAAAGGTAACCGAGGCCACGTTGTATTTAGCGCAAGCGTCGGGCGAGGACTTGGCGCGTTCAGCTGAAATTGCGGGCGCCACGATCCGTGCGTTTGGTTTGGATGCCGCCGACACGACCCACGTTGCCGACGTTATGGCGGAATCGTTCAACAAATCTGCATTGGATTTGTCGACGTTTGCCGATTCGATGAAATACGTTGGGCCAGTTGCGTCGGCCGCCGGTTTATCGCTCGAAGAAACGTCCGCAATGCTCGCCGTATTGTCGAACGCGGGCATCAAAGGTTCGATGGCCGGTACCGCATTACGGAAAATCATTGGCGACCTCGCTACGGGATCACAACCATTGGCGGAAAAATTAAAGCAATTGTCGGCGTCGGGCATCACGTTTTCGGACGCGAACGAGGAGGTCGGCCGTACCGCGCAATCGGCATTGTTGGTATTGACCAAAGGTGCCGCGCAAATCGACCCGTTGACGCAATCGTTCAAGAATGCCGACGGCGCCGCAAAATCGATGGCCGAAACGATGGGCGCGACCGCACAAGGTGCGTTCAAGGGTCTGCAATCCGCATTCGAGGGACTAATGATTTCCGTCGGTGAAATAATCGCCGTTGCATTGGTTCCGTTTGTTAAGGCGCTGACGTCGGCATTGCAAACGTTGAACGAAATGCCCGGCCCGGTCAAAGTAGTGGCCGTCGCAATCGCGGGATTGGTTGCCGCCATCGGGCCGTTGTTGTTCACGTTCGGATTGCTTCAACGGAATTTCATTGCAATGTTGCCGTACCTCACCAAAATTGGTATGGCGTTGCGGTTCATCGCATTGCAAGGTTTGAAAATGTTAATCGGCCCAATCGGTTTGGTTATTGCCGCAATGGCGGCATTGGGTGCGATTGCGATTTACGTCGGGTACAATTTCGAGGCGTTCAAGGCGATGGCGTTGAATGCCGTCAAAATGTTCGTGAATTTATCCATTGATTATTTGAACAAATGGATCGGCGTATTCAACGCAATCGCCGAAACACTTGGTATGGATTCCATCAAAATCCAGTTGTTCGAAAAACTGGAAATGGAGGCCGTACCGAAACTCAAATCCATTTCGCAAGTTGCGAAAGAGGTTAAAAGGGATTTGGGCGCCGCGTTTGGATCCGAACCACAAGCGGCCGTCAAAGAATTGTCGAAGGAAACACAAGCGGCGCTTGACGTGTCGCAAATGTTCGCCGACAAAACTTCGGCCGCTAAAAAAGAACAACTTGATAAAGCGGCCGCTGACGCCGCCGCCGCGGCCGCCGCAGAACGTGCCGCCGAAGCGACTAAACAAGAAGCCGAAGAGGTAGAAAAGGCCCGCAAAAAATACGAGGCATTCAATCAAGTGCTGGAAAACCAAGCCAAGTTGCGTGGTCAATTCGAACGCGCAATGGCGGGCGAAACGGACGCGAAACTGAAAAAGGATATTCAGTTCCTCCCGGAAATGGAACCAATCGATCCCGAAGATTTGGCCGACCCCGTAGTGTTTGAGGAACTGCCGAAAAACTTTGCGAAATTGTCGATGGCCGCCAAAGAAATGAGTACAAACATTTCGTCGGCAATCCAAAGCGCCGCGACGTCGTTCGCAATCGGGATCGGTGAAATGATTGGTTCGGCAATCGCTGGCGGTGACGGGTTCAAAAACTTCGGACAATTCGCATTGTTGTCGTTGGCGGGTCTGCTTCAACAAGTTGGTGAAATGGCGATTCAAACCGGTATCGCGTTGCTTGGTATCAAAACCGCGCTCAAAACGTTGAACCCCGCCGTTGCAATCGCGGGCGGTATTGCGTTGGTCGCGTTGGCCGCGGGAATCCGAACGTCGATGGCGAAAAAGGCCGATTCAATCGGCGGAAACGTACCAATGCTCGCCGAAGGTGGTATCGCAACCGGACCAACCCTCGCAATGATTGGTGAGGGACGCGGCCCCGAGGCCGTCATTCCGTTGGACAAGCTCGAAGGTATGATGGGCGGCGGTTTCGGCGGACAAAACGTTGTCGTGACGGGACGTATTCAAGGTTCCGACATTTTGATTGCAAACGAACGCGCATCGCGCGAACGCTCGCGGTATCGTGGATTTTAACTAAACAAAAACAATGGCAATTCGTCTTTATTCTGAATTCAAATCCGACAACGGAAACCAATACAAAATCGAAATTCACGACGCCAATTGGTTGGCGGTTGCGACGGAATTTAACATTGATTCAAAAGGTTTCGAACTTACGTACGAAGGTGAAACCGACGACGTCGTTTCGCCCATTGTAGGGTCGAAATTGTCGTTCGGCGCGTATTCAGCAAATGCGACGTTTGAAACGTTTATCAACACGTTAAAAACGTTCCAAGAAAATCGGTTCAAAATCGCCGTGTACAAATACAACGGCACATCGTACGACCCGTATTGGTTTGGTTGGGTACTGCAAGACCTCGTAACCATTGAAGACGAATCACAACCATACGTTTATCAAATGACCGCCGCCGACGGAATCGGACGATTGGCGAACATTGATTACGTTGGTTCTAACATTATGGCCAACGGGTTGACCAAGGTCACAAACGTAATCGGAAACTGCATTGCATTCATTGATACGGACGATTTGTGGGACGCTGGCGACGTTTTTTTGGAAACGTCGGTCGATTGGTGGGAAACGTCCTCGCAAACGTATTCCACGACAAAAGACACGTTAGAGGAACACGCCATTGATACGCGTGTTTTTGAATCCGAGGACGACAACGGCGCAACGATTTATTCGCGAGCATACGACGTAATCAACGAACTGGCAATCACGTACGGCGCCCGCTTTTACCAATCGAACGGACGTTGGGTATTCGAACAATACGTGAACCGCGCGGGGGCAACGCGATACGTGTCGACGTACGACAAAACGATCACGAGGTTGTCGACGGCGTCGGTGAACGACGACGTGACGATTGACCAAACCACAAATGCCGCGCGATTGGCGGGCGGCCAATTCACGTATTTGCCCGCCGTTGGTTCGGTATCGGTTGAATATGCACGCGACAAATTCAATTCACAATCGGCGCCGTACACGTTCCGTTCGACGGCACCGACGAAAACGCTGGGCATCATTGGTGCGTCGACGTCCACGCAATTGAAATTCTACGGCCCGCACAACTACAATATCACGTCGTCAACGGGTGCGACAACGAACGACGGAAACATTGCGGTGGTATGGCGTATGCAAATTCGCATCGAATCCGCCACAACGCCGGGGTTGTATTATTACTACAACCGCGCGTTCAACGGATTCGCCGCGAATAGTATTTACGGAAACGCCGCGTGGTCGACGACCGCGGGGTATTACTACTACCACACGCCGTTCGCAAAGGTCGTATTCGGTGAATTGTCGTACAATCCGTCGCCAGTTATCACGACGGCAAAATTGCCAACCTCGGGAACGTTGCGTATTACGGCGGAACATTACACGAACATCAATCCAGTTGACGGGACGACATACGTTTTGGAACCGCACCAAACCGACACGTGGTCGGTGACGTTCATCGTTGCGCGTTTGGACGATTCACGCGATGAATCGACGTCAATCACCTACCGCGCGCAAAACACCAACGCCAACGTTGATTCAAAAATTGAATTGTCGTTGGGAACGACCCGCATTTCAAATGGTTTGTTTCAAACGGGCGATTTGTCGGTTTACAACGGCACATCGTGGGTTTCGGGTGTGTCATTCCGTCGCGGGTCTACGGGGTCGGGCAATCAAATACTGAACTTATTGGTTGCGGAAATGGTCGGGTTGCATTCCGCACCAATACGCCGATTCTCCGGTGAAATCCAAAACATTTCGCCATTACTTCGTCGGTTGATTTTCGATGGCGGTTATTACCTAAACAATTCGGGTTCGTTCATCGCACAAAACGATCGTTGGTCGGCCGAATGGTTTATGATTGCATACCAATCGGGCGTTGCGTCGCCGTTGGACGACATTAGAACACCAATTTCGGTATTAACCGACGGCGGGGCCGACAACGACGTGAACATCGACGGCGTGCTGGAGGTCGGCCGCGTGGGCGGTATGGTCGTCAACGTTGACGAACAAAAAATGGGGCCGTTTCAACAACTTGGTTCAACGGCCAACCCAACCGGCGCACGCGTAAACGGAACGTTGAACGTCACGGGCGACGTCACGTTGGATGCTGGTTTGGACGTCGACGGCGTTTCGCAGTTCAACAACAACGTGAACATCACGGGGTCGGTGACGTCGACGGGTCCGCTTACGGGCGAGTACGTGCAGTTGGACACCACGTACAACACCACGCCCGTGCAAGGGCAAATCGTGTGGTCGCAAGACGACGGCACCATCGACGTCGGTTTGAACTCAAACGTCGTAATGCAAGTTGGTCAAGAAGAATTTTGGTACGTTAAAAACCAAACCGGTTCGACCATCACAAAGGGTACCGCCGTTCGCGCCGCGGGAACGCTTGGCGCATCGGGACGCATTTTGGCCGCACCAATGATCGCGGATGGTTCGGTTCCCGCACGATTCCTTTTGGGCATTGCGGCGGAAAACATCGTCGACGGCGGCGAGGGTTACGTGACCACGTTTGGCAAGATTCGCCAACTGAATACGTCTGCTTACACCGAAGGTGCGGTGTTGTGGTGCAACCCCGCCGTTGCGGGTGGATTAACTACGACCGAACCATCGGCGCCGAACCTCAAACTGGCGGTGGCGTTTGTCGTTCGTTCGGATTCAACGTCGGGCGTTTTGGCCGTTCGTACGGAAATCGGCACACGCGTTTCTGACGCGTCCGACGTGCAAATAACGTCGGTCGCCGACAACGATTTGCTTCAGTACAACACCACGACGTCGCGGTGGGAAAACGTAGCGGGCACGACCACGAACATTGGTGAGGGGACAAACCTTTACTACACCGACGCGCGTTCACGTGCGGCCATTTCCGAAACCATCGACGGCATATCGTACAACAACACGACGGGTGTGTTTTCGTTGGACGCTGGCCGCGTGATTGTCACGACCACGCAAACGGGACAATGGGACACGGCGTACAACGACCGCATCGTATCGGCGGCCGTTGCGGGAACGACGACGAAAACGTTGACGCTAACGCAAGGCGACGGCGGAACCATCACCGCGTCGTGGACGGATTACGACACGGCACCGGTTACGTCGGTGAACGGGCAAACGGGCGTTGTCGTGCTGACGACCGATAACATCGGCGAAGGGACGTCAAACCTTTACTTCACCAACGCCCGCGCGCGTGCGGCGTTGTCGGCGGGTACGGGCATCACGTACAACAACACGACGGGCGTTATCACGAACGCGGCACCCGACCAAGTGGTTGCGCTGACGGCATCGACTGGCGTTGGTATTACGGGTACTTACCCCAACTTCACGATTGAGAACACCGCGCCCGATCAAGTGGTTGCGCTGACGGCATCGACTGGCGTTGGTATTACGGGTACTTACCCCAACTTCACGATTGAGAACACCGCGCCCGATCAAGTGGTTGCGCTGACCGCGTCGACTGCAATCGGTGTAACGGGTACTTACCCCAACTTCACGATTGAGAACACCGCACCCGATCAAGTGGTTGCGCTGACCGCGTCGACTGCAATCGGCGTCACCGGTACTTACCCCAATTTTACGATTGAGAATACCGCACCCGATCAAGTGGTGGCGCTGACGGCGTCGACGGGTATCGCCATTACGGGTACTTATCCGAACTTCACAATCGAGAACACGTCGCCGTCGTCGGGCGGAACCATCACGGGCGGCGGAACGACGAACTATTTATCAAAGTGGACGTCGGGTTCGGCGTTGGGTGATTCGTTGGTGTTTGACAACGGAACCAACGTTGGTATTGGTACGGCGACGCCGGCGGCGAAACTTCAACTTGGGGGCGCCGCTAAAATAACCGGCGGCGATTGGCCAACCGCCAACGCTGGTTTGGAATTAAATTACAATTCAAATACGTCATACATAGGTTCATACGACCGCACAAATTCGGTATACAAAGGGTTGTTTTTGTTTGCCGATAATATGACATTCGAAACTGGTGCAAGTATTCGAATGTACATTACTTCGGGCGGCAACGTCGGAATCGGTACGACAAACCCTTATGAAAAACTTGACATTGCCGGAAATATAAGGCTTGGGAATTACAACGAAGCCGGAACCAAATACATTGGATATGCAAACAACACCTTTGCGAACCAATTTATCGCGGGTATTTCAATTGAATCGACAACGCTTGGTGGAAATTATAGCCAACGTTTGAACTTTGCGACACACCATTATGGGGTGTCTGCCGGAGTAACTATGACGCTTGACGAACAAGGTCGACTTGGTATTGGTACGACGTCGCCAGCATACAAACTTGACGTAAATGGAAACGCAAGGGCTAATGGTTTAACTCTTAATGGATTTGCAACTGGAACCGCTGGTGGAAACCTCGAACTCGGTTTTGATGGAACGCAAGGTGTTGTTCAAGCATACAATAGAACTACCGGTTGGATTCCGCTATATTTAAGTGGTATAGATATTCGATTTAATCCGGACGGAACGGAACGTATGCGTATCACGAATGCCGGCAACGTCGGTATTGGTACGACTGCGCCTACGTCGCGTTTGCACGTATCAACTGCGACTGGTGCATACAATACTGCAATCGCAAGATTCGAAGACGCTTGGTCAGTTGCCGCCGTTAAATTTTCTAATGTTAGTCCGTCAAACATCGCCATTCAAGGTTATGCACAAGACAACCCGTCTGTGCCTTTGAATTTGATTCTTCAAAATGAAGGTGCAAACGTCGGCATTGGTACAACTGCGCCGTCGGCAAAACTTGACATCACAAGCACCAATGGCGACCATTTGCGATTGTCATACAATTCATCGTATTACTGGGAACTTGGTCGCGAAGCGGCCGACGGGCGTTTATCGTTCACTGATTCACAAAATGGTGAGCGTGTAACAATCACCGCCAGCGGCAACGTCGGTATTGGTACGACGGCGCCGGGATACAAACTTGACGTAAGTGGTACCGCGCGCGTGAGTGATCAATTGAATGTTGACTACCGAATAGCGTTGCCGAATATGGCAATCGGTTACTGGGATACAATCAACAATAGAATTGAAAGTTCAACGCGTCCGTTGTTTATCACGTCGTATGGTCAACCAATAAAACTTGGTATTGACGGAAGCGTAAATCTAACGATGGACACATCGGGCAACGTCGGCATCGGAACAACCGCGCCGCAATCTATTTTAGAGGTGGCGCAATCCACGCCGACGATTTCCATCACGTCAACGATCGCCATCGAATCGACCACGAACAATCAAACGTTGTCGCAATTCATTTTTTACAAGCACTATGGACTGGCGCAAGGTGCGAAAATCGCAATGCTTCAAAGCGGTGGAATATATTCATATGCGCAAGCACATTTGGCGTTCTTTACCAACGATGGTTCGGGTGGATGGTCTGCGCCGTCGGAGCGTATGCGAATCAAAGACAACGGAAACGTCGGTATTGGTACGACGGATCCGGGAACGAAACTTGACGTCGCTGGCGTAACTCGTTCGGGGGCATTTTTGACCAACGACGCCACAACCACAAGCATTCCAATTGATACGGGTGGGTCAAAGGCATACTTTGACGCATCGAACATCAATGGCCCAGCGATTACGCTTCGCGCTGATTCAGTTGGCCGAACCATTCGTATGTACGACGGGAACAGTAGTGTTGCCGCCATTGATACAAATTCCGGTGGACTTTACATCGCAACGAACTCGTCGCACCCGATTTTGTTTGCGCCAAATGCTTCCGAAGCGATGCGAATTGCCGTAGGCGGAAACGTCGCAATTGGTACGACGAATAGCGGATACGGAAAACTCGGCGTTTACGATGCATCAAATTCGCTGATTGGAATCGCCAATTCTACGTCGTATGCACAATTCCAACAAAATGGCGCAGATTTATATATAAACGTCAATTTAAGCGGAACCGCTGGCGCTGGTTCATTAGTTTTCCGCCGAGGTGCATCATCGACTGAATCAATGCGTATTGATCCGTCGGGCAACGTCGGTATTGGTACGACGTCGCCCGCTACTAAACTTCACGTTGATGGAGATATTTTTTCTACGTCATCGTTTGGATTAAATGCCGTACCATCAATAGGTGCAAGATTTAGGACGTATTCAATGAGCGACCCAAATTGGGGATTGAGTACGTATGCCGCAGACCCCGAATACCACACAATTATTCACGGATATGGTTCGGGAGGTAGCAACAGACAATTTAGGGTTTACGACCATAATGCTGGAGCGACAAGATTTTGCGTAAATTTTGACAACGGAAACACCGGCATCGGCACTACCTCGCCCGTTACCAAACTGCAAGTGGCGTCGGACACCAACGCCGTTGACGTGCTTCGCGTCGGCAATACCGCGGGCGATTCGGGGTCGGTTCAAGGCGTCACGCATTTGGCCATCAACCATTTCAACGCGGGAACGAATCCATCAACGCGCATAACCGCATATCAAGACGGCGTATCGGGATGGCCCGGTGGAATGTATTTTTCCACGCGATCATTGAACACCGATTCCGCACCCGTTGAACGTATGCGAATCACATCGGCGGGCAACGTTGGTATCGGCACAACCGCGCCGTCGCATTTACTGCACGTCGCGGGCGACGTTCGAATCGATGCCGCCGACAACGCGCCGCAAGTGAACTATTTTGATTCCAGTTTAAACTATGTTTACGGCGAATCGGGCGCACAAGAAATCATATTGGGCAAGCCCGACATTTGGTTGCGCATCAACGTTGATGGTACGGATTATGTGTTCCCCGGTTACAACGTCACCGCATAATGAAAAAACTAACGCCCGAACTTAAAGCAAAGATTGAACGCGATGGTGGCAAAATCGTCACCATCACGTTCGAAAATTTGAAAAATGCACGTATATTTGTACCAACCCAAAAACCACAAAAATGACTAATTTCATTTGGGACTGCCGCACCATTGATTGCTATCCAACGATGGGCGAATTGACCGACGTCGTGTACAACGTACATTGGCGCTTCACGGGCAACCGCGAGGTCGACGGCAAAACCTACACCGCCACAATTATCGGAACGCAAATCGTACCGACCGAAGGCATCGAACAATTTATTCCCGAAAACGAACTGACGAACGAAATCGTTACTGGTTGGGTCGTCGCCGCAATGGGCGCCGAGCGCGTTTCGGAAATGGAAGCGAACGTTGACGCGCAAATCGACGACCAAATCAATCCGAAATCAATCACGCTAACAATTGGCACCAATGGCTAAAGTAAACGAACAACACATCGAATCAATCAAAACCAACAAAGGCGAAATGGACAAAATCCAAGCCGAACTCGGAATGATTGCGTTGATGGAATTACGCAAAGCGGTATTGCTGAACGCGTACGCTGAATGCGAAAAAAAGGTGAACGAAACCATCGAGGCCATCAGCGCCGAACACGGCGACGGGTCGGTTGACATTGAAACGGGCGAGTTCACGCCGAGAGAGCAGTAAACAATGACACGGGGCGAGCAAACTGGTTTGGCGTGGGGTTCCACGATCGCGTCGTGGTTGACGTTGGAAATCAACCCGATTTTGTCGGCGCTTGCGTCGGTGTTCGCATTGGTATTGTCGTCGATGCTTATTTACAAAGCATACCTCGATATCAAATACCGGCACGAACTACGCAAAAAGGACAAGCAATGATCGACCGATTATTTCGCAACCCGAAAACAACCATCATCGGTTTGCTGGTGATGGTTGTTTCGTTTGTATTCGTTTGGTTCGGCAAATCGACGTTGACCGAGGTCGGCGTGTTTATCACGGGCGGATTCGCTATGTTATTCCTCAAAGACCCCAAAGACGATGGCGGCAAAAGTTAAGGGTGCGACGGCAACGTCGTACGTTTCGAAATCACGCAAGCGGCGCAAGCACGCCAAATCCGTCAAGCACGGAAACAAGGTAAAACAATACCGCGGCCAAGGTCGCGTTTAACGTGATCCGTATTTATGCGTAAACTGACCCGAATTATTCTGCATTGCACGGCAACGCCCGACGGACGTCACGTTGACGTTGACACGATTCGGTCGTGGCACAAAAAACGTGGTTGGTCGGACATTGGTTACCATTACGTGATTTACCTCGATGGTTCGGTTCACGCTGGACGTGACGTCGCAAAGGCGGGCGCCCACGTCAGCGGACACAACGCCGATACAATTGGTGTGGTGTACGTCGGTGGAACGGACGCGGGTGGCAAAGCAAAAGACACGATGAACGACGCCCAACAAACGGCGTTCGTTAATTTGGTGAAGCACCTTCGCGACCAGTACGGCCCGCTGACGTTGCACGGCCACAACGAATACGCCGCGAAGGCGTGTCCGTCGTTTAATGTAAAACAAAAATTCGGATGGCTCGTTGGCTATTGATTCCCCTCGCGATGGTTGTCGCGTCGTGTGGTGCGGACTGGCACCTAAAACGTGCGATTGCAATCGACCCGACACTTGTTCGGGCGCAACCGGTTCGGTTCGACACCATCGTCGTGACGAAGGAACGAAAAATCACCGACACGATCGTGATGAACGACGTTGATACCATCACGATTGAAAACGACCGCGTACGGGTGCGTTTGGTGCGTTCCTACGACACTTTGATGGTTGAGGGTACGTGCCTACCCGACACCATACGAATCGACGTTATACGCGAAATTCCACAAGTTGTCCAACGTCGGTCGTTTTTCGGTCGCCGTGAGTTCGGTACTTGGTTGGGATTGGTCGTGGCCATATTCGGAATCGTGTTCGCCGTTACCAGTTGGCGACGTCGGTATTGATTTCCGCATTTGGCGCAATTTCATTTCCCGCTTTGGCGGGTTTTTTTATGGCCAAACCAAGTTTGTTGAAATGTTTTTGTTTAATTATTTGGTTCGTATTGATGCGCCGTTTATTTTATTTTTATTTATATATCCCTAAAGGGATATATAAATAAAAATAAAATCAACAACGCGTGTCAATAACTTTTGACGTTAAACAATCCATTTGGTTTGGAATGAATTTGTGTCGTATGTTTGCCCCGAACAAAAACAAACGTCAAATGGAAAATAAAGAAACCTACCTCGGCAAAGCAATGATTCAATTGGGCGTGTCCCTCATTTTTACATTCGCCGCCGTATCGCACGAATCAATGACGTGGACAATCATACTCGGCCTCTTTGGTTTGGTATGGGGTGCGTCCGCGCATACAAACTTTAACAATTACGAGCGTAGGGGCTGACGTTTGTTTGTTTGTTTCTTAAATTCCGAAGCCCCGAACCGACCCCGCCCGTGATACGGCGGGGTTTTTCTTTGTTAATAATTTTTCAAACCCGTTGTTTGTTTTGTTGATAAAAGCGTTGTACGTTTGTCAAGCGTAAACAAACAAACGCACTTTAATTATGAACAAACCCGATTTCCAAAAAGGTGTCCGCGTCATTCTTGCCGGCACCGCCCAATGGGCGCAACTGACGCCCAAATCCGGACCAAACAAAATGGCCGGTAAATACCAATGCGATTTGATGCTGGACGAAGCGTCCGTGGCGCAACTTGAAGCGCTTGGCGCATACAAGTTCGTTCAAATCAAAGGTGTGGACGGAAAGCCCAAATACGAGGTTCCCGCCGTTCGCATCAAAGCCAACAACCCGCCCAACGTGTTCGACACGCACAAAGCGACGTTCGACGATTACATCAACAACGGATCAACGTTGAAGGTGAATTGCATCGTCAAAGCGTACGAATACAACGGCAAAAAAGGTTTGTCGGTATGGGTGAACGACGTTATCGTTCTAACGCTCGCCGAACGTGGCGAGGGTGGCGGTACGCCGTCCGACTTTTTTGATGGCGTGGTACCTACCGCACCAACGTTTAACAACGAACCCGTGAACGCAACCGAGGATGAAAATTTCCCGTTCTAACGTCGCCGATCGTTTAATGTTTGCCGAATGGTTGGTTCAGTTCGCCGAGGACTGGGCCGGCCTACCGGCGGGCGTTATCAAACGCACGTCGCGAATGGCCAACATCAACGAATTGCGTCGTATGGTCGTGGCGTATGCGTACTGGGAAATCGGTTTGTCGCAAATGCAAACCGGTTCATTGGTCGCCCGCAACCATTCGTCGATTCATCACCAGTTGATGATTCACAACGAAGCGCACGCAATGGTGGGCAATACACTACGCCACGTCGACCCCGCGTACGTTCGGAATTACAAAATGTTTTGCGAGGACGTCGAATACCATTCACGCACACAAGATGCGGAATACCTACAACGCGAAATTGCGCGTTTACAAATGTTGCTTAAAAATTTACAAAAGGAAACAAAATGAAAAACAATCAAAACCTAAAGCGCGGCGACTTGGTATGGATCCACGATTCAGACATTACCGCAAGAAACGTAAAACGAATTTTCCTCGAATACATCGAAGGAGCCAAGTGCCCGTTTATTTGCGTTGATGTGGCTGACGAATTTGAATACGATAGGGGTGAAAAATTTTCTATTACACCTTGGAAATACGCAACGAAGGTTGAAAGCACCGACTACACGATCGAGCAATTGTTGGAAATGGTGAGCGAACTCTTTAAGAACAAAAACTTATGACAATCGAATTCACTTGGCGCAACGAGGATGCCTTTTTCCTCACGCCGTCCGTTGCCGTATTCGCCGACAACGACACGCGCTACATCGTCGCGTCGTTCACGTTCGCCACAATGTTGATCAGCATAAATAAAACAAAATGAAAACGAAATCAACCGGAATCAGTTTCAACGCATTGTTGACGCTACTATTCATCGCATTGAAATTGACGGGCCACATTTCGTGGTCGTGGTTTTGGGTGTTCTCACCTATCATTTTCCAAATCGCATTCTTGTTGGTTGGGCTGGGCATATTGTCCATCGTTAACCGCAAAAAGAAATGAAGCGGTCGCCCTACTTGCCGCTTTCGTTTTCGTCAATCAAAGAATTCGCGAAATCGCCAAACCATTTCCTCGCGTACAAAAACAAACAAAAGGAAACGACCGCCGCAATGACCCGCGGTAGTGCCGTCCACACGTTTGTTTTGGAACCCGACGAATTCGAATCCCGTTACCTCGTCGCACCCGACATTCGTCGCGGCACGCTGGCGTGGAAGGAAGTTGAATCCGCCGCGGGCGAACGTGAAATCCTCAAAGATTCCGAATTCGAGGTGATCGAAAATATGGCGGCGGCATTGCATCAACACCCCGCCGCGGTCGAATTGTTCTCACGCAAAACGGCCGTCGAACAAGGTGTGGAATTTAAGTTCAACGGACTGCCGTTCCGCGGGTTCGTCGACCTTGTCGGCGATACGTTCGTGGCCGACCTAAAAACCACGCAAGACGTTTCACCACGTGAATTTCAACGTTGGGTGTTCGGGAATAAATACCATTGGCAAGCGGCGTTGTACTGCAAGGCAACTGGTTTGGACGAGTTCTACTTTGTCGGCGTCGAGGCCGCACGCCCGCACAACGTGATGGTTTATTTAATGGACAAAACATCGATTGAATTGGGTATATTTGAACTCATACAAATTACCGAGCGATTCAAACAATGGGACGGAATGCCCGCGACATACGACAACGACATCAACGTTTTAATGCCGCCGAAATGGCTGACGTTACCGAACGACTGAACCGCGTTGCTGAGTTCGCGCAAAATGCGCGGTCGCTGGCCGAGCGTTGGCAATCCGACGAATTGGTCGGGTTGTGCGACGACATCGAAATTATGGTCGCATTTTGCGAAATGAACTTACCAAATTATGCCCTTACCACGTACCTTGCCGGAACTGCGCCAATTCGCCACACGGGTGAACGCGACGAAATATGCCCATATTCCCGCCTCGGCGGTTCCGAAACCGACGTTTAGTGACACGACGGCAAATGGACTTACCAACGCGATCATTTACGACCTCGTTCACGTGTGGGGTGGTGCGGCATACCGAATCAACAACGGCGCCACGTATGACGGCAAAAAAGGTATATATCGTGCGGGCGTCACCCGAAAGGGAATACCCGATATCATTGGTGTGGTCGGCGGACGATTCGTCGGCATCGAGGTAAAAATCGGAACCGACCGCCAGTCACCGCACCAAAAAGAGGTCGAAGTGGAAATCACCAACGCGGGCGGTTTTTATTTCATCGCGAAAACATACACCGACTATGCTGGAAAAATCGCCGCGGCGCTCGGATAAGCGCAACGGCGAATGGGCCGAAGCGCAATTTGTCGCCGACGCTATGCGCCAAGGGTTTGACGTGTTCCGACCGATTGGTGATTCCGCATCTATTGATTTCATCATTTCGAAACGGAACATCATTCAAACGATACAAGTGAAATCGACGTTCGTCGATTACAACGGCAAATCAAAATGGAACCTCGGCAAAGGTTCCGAATCGAAGGGGCGGTACACGGACGAAGACGTTGATTTTTTCGCCCTATACGACGGCACGTTGTCGGCGTGGCGGTTCCTTCGCCCCGAAGACACACACGGACAAAAGACATTTAGAATACACCAAAACGAAACAAACAAACTTGAAAACTGGAATGACCTCGAAACACGACATCGCGGACATCGCGCGTCGGTACCTCGCCGCGGGATTTAGCCCCGTACCATTGGTACGCGGTGAAAAGCGCCCCGCGGTTAAGAATTGGCAACGCCTTGGTTCGGAACCCATCAGTTGGGCCGACACCGAACAAATGTTCAATGAAACGGATTCCATCGGCATCGTGTGCGGTTACGATGGATTGGAGGTATTGGACATCGACGCCAAGCACTTTGACGGCGACGAACTGACCGAGTTCACCGCGATGCTTGACGAGGCCGCGCCCGGTCTGCGCGATAAAATGACGATTCAACACACGCGGTCGGGTGGCCAGCATTGGATTTATAAATGCGACGCGGTCGAGGGAAACCAAAAATTAGCTCGAAATCTCGCGGGTGAAACAACGTTCGAAACACGCGGTACGGGCGGTCAAATCGTGGTGTTCCCGTCACCGGGCTATCGTATGGCATCAAAAATCACGATGGTTCAGCGCATCACGCCCGCCGAGCGCGACGTGTTGTTCCGTTGTGCGCGGTCGGTGACAAAAACCATTGAGGTTGTGTCACGTGCCACGGCGCAAAAGGTCGCCGCCGACGCCGACGACAAAACCCCGTGGGGTGAATTTAGAAACACGCACACGGCGTTGGAAATCCTCGAGGGCAACGGGTGGCGCGTGGTCGGGCGAAATGCAAAATATACATATTTGAAACGCCCCGGTGATACGGACGCGAAAACGTCGGGCGTCATATTCAACGACACGGGTTTGTTTTGGCCGTGGACGACGTCAACGCAGTTCGACGCCGAACGCCCGTACGATGCGTTTCAATGCTTCGTGGTGTTGGAATGCAACGGAGACTTTGATTCCGCATACCAACAATTGCGCGCCCGCGGTTACGGCGCAACGTACACGATCGAAGACAAACCCGAACCAACGATTGCGGACGAACTGACTGAAGACGAAATGATGGCGACGTTGTTGTCGTTGGAGGTGGATTCGACCATACCAGTTGAACGCCCGCCCGTCGCCGTCGACGTGTTCACGGGCGTGGAATCGTTCGTATTGGGTTCGTTGGGCAACTTTGTTCTAATACAAGGCAAAGCCAAATCCCGCAAATCGTATTTCGTGTCGGCCGTTGCCGCCGCGGCCCTTGCCGACGGCGTCGTCGCCGAGGCGTTGCGTGGGTACATCGGCGACCGCGTGGTGTTGTACATCGATACGGAACAAGGCGACTATCACGCGGCGAAGGGTAAAAAGCGGATTCTTACAATGGCGGGTTTGGATCCGAACCAAAACCACGACCGATTAAAGTATTTTAAATTCCGCGGGTTGGAACGCAACCGCGAACGACTGGCGTTCGTGGAATTCGCCCTATCCCGAATCCCGAACATTGGTTTGGTCATAATCGACGGCATCGTTGACCTCGCATCGAAGGGCGTGAACGACGAAGAAGAAGCGACCGAAATCGCATCGCGGTTGTTGAAATGGACGACCGATTATAATTGTATGATGGTGGCGATTCTGCACGAAAACAAGAACGACAAAAACGCAAAGGGTCACCTTGGCGCATATTTGGTTCAGAAGGCCGAATCCGTCGTCGGCGTGGCCAAGAACGAACACGATGCGTCGGCGTCAACCATTACGCCCGAATACACGCGGAACATCGAATTCCCAACGTTGACGATGCGCGTCAACAACGACGACACAATCACGATTGGCGAACACGAAGAATCGGATTTTTACGAACTTGACCGCGTATGGACGCCCGACGACCTTCAGCGTATTGCCCGAAAGATTGACGGCAAGATGAAAACGGAAATCGTGCCGTTCATTCGTGACACGGAATCCGCAAAGACAAAAGAGGCGACAAAGGCGTTCAACCTAATGCTCGACCAAGGAATCATAACACTAACCGCGGGACGCCCGCAACGCGCACAATTTAACGAAACAAACGATGAAATCGATGCACCCTTTTAAAATGACACGATCCGAAACGTTCCAATGCGAAACGGACGCAATGATAATGCTCGGCGACCTTTACGGGTGGCGGGTTCAAAAGACGACCGAATACGCCCGAATGGACGGCATCATATCAAACGCCGAGGGCGATATGTTGTTCGTTTACGAATTCAAATGCCGCGACCTTTCGTTGGATGAACTCAACAAAATGGGTTCGTTCCTTTTAACGTACGAGAAAATCACCGACGGGTGTCACGCGGCCCGCGTGCTGGGTGTGCCATTCATATTGGTGGCGTACTTGCGTAAATCGGAAAACATCGTCGTGTTTCGGATTGCAAACGACAAAGGCGATTTGTTGTTCGCCTTCGACGTGAACCGCACCACAACGCAAGCGAACATATACGGCGGCATTGTAGAACGATACAACGCGTTTTTGCCCGTGTCCGATATGAAGGTCGTCAAATGATACTGAACGGCCTTACACGCGAACAAATCGTCGCCGCTGGGTTGGGGTGGATATTGGACGACCCCGCCGACGACGACAAGTTGGTTGCGAAAATCATTGAACGATTGATGGCCCTACCAGTTGGTGAGGTTGTCACGATCAAAGACCCAACGAAGATTCCGCACATTCGCGCCGCCAACCGGTCGGCGATGGTGTACAACGCAATCGAAATCGACGAGGCGGCGTGTACGTTCACGAAGGTTCGGGAATGCCGCATTCACCGACTTGCGCCGTATATGGGCGGCAAACCATTGAAAATCGGTTAAAGTATATACATTTTTGGTACATTGGTTGAAATTCGTGTTCGGGTGTTGCGGGTTTAACAATTTGTTGTATATTTGACATAAGAAACAACAAAAACAACAAACGAAATGAAAACTGCACTCTACAACGAAGACAAAGACCGCAACGCAACTGCAACTGAAATTGCTCGCGCGATTATGAATGCCGCCGTTGAATGCGCCATCGAATCAACCATCGCAGATTTTGAATGCGACCCTTCAATCAAAGGCCGCGCTTTGGCCGCCCTTACCGATGAGCAAAAAGAAGCGGTATTGGAGGCGATGAATAAAATCAGCTCAACGCTTTGGCCCAAGACATCGTCCGATTACATCGAATTCAACTAAACCAAACGGGGCGCCTTCGGGCGCCTCTTTTAACACCCAAACGAAAATGAAACAAGCACCCACAATCAAAGTTGAACTCACAATGGCGCAAGCGCGCACGTTGCTGAACCTTATCGACTACGCTGGCGGTACGGAAGGAATCGACCTCGTCAACGTGTTGAACGCACGCAAAAAGTTGAACGAAGCATTCCGCGCCGTATGAAAACCGAAATCACCGAATTGACCGCCGCTTGGTCGGCGTACACGTACCCAACGTCGGAGGCGGCGTTTTACGACGCGGAACGCGTGTTGCTAAAGTTCCACGCCAAATACGGAACCATCGACATTCCAACCATTAAACAACTGATCCGATGAACCCATTACTCACCCCGTTCGAAAACGCCATCGTGCGTTTGCACCGCCGATACCTTGTCGGCGACAACTGGCGTGCCGCCGCACGTTTGGTTATACGCGCGAAAATGCAATTCAAATTCACGCTCGTTCGCGCCCTTCAACAACAATTGGACACGTTCACGCCCGATCCGAAATGCGTCGTATGCGGTTGCCGCAACAACAAAACCAACAACGAAACGTGCAATGAACACGCGTAAAGGATTCATCGAATGGTTGTCGTTTGTCGGCAACGTACACCGCGCAAACAAACCCGCCGTCGAACGCGCATTGCAACGACTGGCGGACGA